GTATATCCGATCTACACATTGGGCAACTAGGAATGTCTTTTTTATCGTATGTGTCAATATGTTTACAAATACAATCTTTACAGAAGCTGTGATTACAGTTGGTGATAACAGATTGAAATGAATAATATTTATTTAAGCAAATGGGGCATTCATTGTTTTGTTGTTTGAGTTCTTCCGCGGTGTCTAGATTGATAATGATTGTGTCGATGAACCATTTTTCGATTTCAGGATATTTCTTAGGTAAATAATAATAGACTTTACTGTATGGGTCATTGTGACTATTCATATGGACTTTTATCATATCATTGCGAATAATATGATAATATTCGACGGCTTCATCATACCCGAACTCTTTTTCATACAAATGAATATATTGATTGAATTTTTTGATTCCACCTAAACGTGCCAATAATTGTTGATGGCACCACATATGGAGACGGTTTATGATGTATAGTTCACTTTCGTCCTTTTCGGTGGGCATATAACAGTATTTTGTGGCGATTTGATATTTGATGGTTGTATTGGTGAGGTCTCTTAGTAAATATTTTTTTATATTTTCAAAGGCATATGGGCGACGCACAGTATAGTCTTGTGGAGCCATTTCCAATAACTGTTCCCATTCCATACGCAGGTAATATTCTTCTTGAGTTTCGTTGGCAATTTCAATTGGTTCCATATTGATTTGTGTATGATATATCATGAAAAATATTTGAAAAAAAGTCAATCAATTTTTTATTGTTTGAAACCACTTAAATAATCATACACAATATATCCATTAATATCTACAATGTCTCAGGAGAACATTAAATATCAAGTAGTGGATGAAGATAGCACAGAGCAAATTGATAATATCAAAATAAAACCGACGATTGATTCCAATAAACAAGACACAGTGTCTATTGAACAACGCGTGGAACAATTCAAACAAAACTATAATCCTGTTGTCTATATTTTGACGCCTTGTTTTGCGAGTCTTTGTTATGTGAATTATGTTCATTCATTGATGAGAACAATAGAGTTATTTCGTAAGCTGGGTATTGTTCTTAAAGTAGAGTTTTGTAAGAATGATAGTTTAGTATCTCGTGCTAGAAATAACTTGATTGCTCGTGCGATGAGTGATAAGACGGCCACACACTTTATGTTTATTGACAACGATATTACATGGGAGCCGAATGATATTTTGAAATTGCTTTTGTCTGAGAAGGAGTTGGTGGGAGGTATATATCCACTAAAGCATTATAATTGGGATAAGCTGATAAATGACCCACAGAATCCTTATAATTCGAATGTGGTCCAGTCTATGATCCAAAAGAAAAACAATTCTCAATTGAAGAATATGATAAGCGATGGAATTATGATACAGTCGAATCTGCTGAAATACAACATCAATTATATTGATTCTGTTTTACAAATCGATAAAAATATGGCTCGTGTAAAACATCTCGCAACAGGGTTTATGATGATTCGTCGGCCAATGTTAGAAAAAATGATGAAAGCATTTCCTTCCACCAAATACGTTGATGATGTGAATTTCCTGCGTCCCCACGAGAATGAGTTTGCGTATGCTTTGTTTGACTGTGGTGTAGAAGATGGTCATTACTTTTCCGAGGATTGGTTATTTTGTAGTAGATGGACGAAATTGAATGGAGAAATCTACGTCGATGTTTCGATCAATTTATGTCATACAGGAATTGAAGATTATAAGGGTTGTTATGTGTCGACTATTTTGTAATCATACAAATATGAAATTATATGGAATCATCAGTTGTTTGATTTTATTGATATCGTTTTTCTTGTCTTCTTCATTCAAATATGTTTCCATAATTTCCATGTATTCTTCCATAATGATATCCATATTGAACATATTACACAGGCCTTGTAATTTTTCCAAATCGGTGATTTGGTTATTATTGTATAGCCAATTATGAAAGTTGCTTTTGACCACTAGTGTGGTTTCGTCATTTTTATATTGTTTGTATAATTCCAAGGATTGTTTCAGAGACCGGTTTTGCGAGAGGTCATAGTCGGTTCCAGTTAAGACCATTATCTTGAGGAAGTCTTCGTAATTAATTTTCAATTCGCGTAATATATTTTGTGTATCATATATTACAGCACTTTGTTTCATAAGACTCAAATATCTGATGACTTTGGGGCAATTTAGGAGAAACATATCACAGTCGTCGCTCATACACGCGTCGGCTATTCCGGATTTCACAAAGGACACACATAAATGGTCGGCTTCTTTAGGAGCATCAATATAGGAGAATCCGAAGGCATCAATGAGTTGTTTTGTTTGAGAAATGTCTTCTGGGGTAAGTTTCACCATTTTTTTCCTTAGATTGTCGAGCTCTTCGGTGGAAACATTGGCACCGGCGGCAATAAGAGCATCGTATTTATTCCGTGCGTCTTTCCGTTCATTATTTCGCTGTTTGATTAAATCCCATTTTTCCGGCGGAGGTTTTCCATCAAATATGAAGATGGGTATCACACAATAATATTTCAATATGGATAAGAAGGTATACATATTTTCCATCAGTTGTTCATCTCCTAAAAAGTGATACATGTAAATACTAATGTCGATGGTGATTGTTTTTCCTTCTAATTCTCTAAAGTGTATTTTTCGTATAGAACGAACACTACAATTATCTAAAAGGAATTTGTTGAGTTTCTTGATTCCCATTGATGTCGGTTTTTTAACATTGATAGATGGGTATAAATAGAATCAATTTTTTATTGTGTTTAGAATGAATTAAGGAAAAATGGAAGGATTCAAATCTTTTATAAATATATATGAACAATAAATGCGACTCTAAAGACCTTAAAACATTCCTTTTTAAGTTAAGGCAAAAGGTAGGAAAGGGTGGGGAGAGAGAGTCAAAGTTCAAAAATAAAACGGATATCTTTTCTAGAAAATCCAAAACATTCTTAAATAAAATATACAAAATAATGGAAAAGTCTTCTTCGTGGAATCCACGGATTATTCATACAATTATGAATGAACTACCCAGAGGAGACCATTATGAACATATATCACAAGAAGTTCGGGAAAAATGTGAAAAACTTAACACCTTTCATAAATACGAATTTTCATTGAGTCCTGAGAATGAAATAAATCATAAAATTAATGTGTATGTTTGCTCTACAATGAGTTCTCAACGGTTGTTTCCAAAAATAGTGAATAAAATTAAATGTTGGATATACACACTGTTTCATTATATCGAGCGTTTATGTTCTCCTAACATCAATATATATTTGTATTTTACTGACCACAAGAAATATTTACCAGAGTCATCTAACACAATTATTGATGAAACACACGCAAATACTGCGTTTACATTTGCTTGTAATACGGTGCGTTCGTCCAACAGTATTTATATATTTAGGATTGAAGAATGGTTCAAGGTTTTCATTCACGAGACGTTTCACACATTTGGACTGGACTTTTCGGCAAAGAATCAAACAAAATTAAATGAAATTATTCATAGTGTATTTCCTGTGGACAATGACCCTGCGTTTTATGAAACGTATAGTGAGGTGTGGGCAGAGTTGTTGAACGCCATGTTTATTACATTAAAACTGAAGAACCCATCTCAAAGAATTGAGAAGTTGGAGAACCTAGTATTTTACGAATCTTTATTTTCGCAATTTCAGTGTGCTAAAATATTGGATTTTATGGGTATTGAATATCCACAATTGTGGGGGAAAGATGCCAAGTCCATTGAAAAACGAAATAAAAAATACAGGGAAAACACGAATGTGATGGCTTACTTTATATTTAAATCGGCCTTTTTCTACAAAATCAATGATTTTGTGGAGTGGTGTATCGAAAACAACAATAACTCTTTGAATTTCAACGGTAAGAATGATGTCAAGTTTTTCAAGACGCTTTTGAAAATATATAATCAAGGAGACTACATAGTGACGATAGAAAATATGAAAAAGTTCATAACAGAGAATTCAAACAAAAATGATTTTGTATTTAAAACACTGCGAATGTCAATGAATGAATAGTGTGGGTTCTCGTAGAAAATACAATAATCATATATGAATGTTAATATATGATTAATGTTAATAATTTGGAAAAATATAATGAAGATGAAAAAACGAATTATTTAATTCACTTGGAGAAAAAGGCATTGGAGTTTTTTTATTTACATACATATGATTATAGATATGAGAAGATGTTATCAACATACAGTATAATTCCATTGATAATCATTTCGACATTTACAGGAACTGCTACTATATTCCAACCCTACGTCCATTCGAAAAATCAGTCATTATACTTAATTATAATTGGATGTAGTAATATAATTGCTGGCTTATTGACATTGTTGAAAGAATACATCAGACGGTTTCACATGGAGAAGGATAATGGTTATGTGGCTTTTCCATTCAGACAATTATCATATAAAATAAGGTTACATCTACAATGTAAAGAAGAAGATAGAGAAAACGACGAAGAGTTCATTATCCGATGTAAAGAACAGTTCGATAATATTATAGAAAATAGTCCGGGAGTTAGTAAATACGCAATAGATAAATTAGAGAAACAACTCAGATCACAGAAAACAGCCAAATATGAAAGGGCGGCTGATCAATTATTATTAGACCATTATGTATAGATAATAATCTGGTTCTCAACAGGTTCTCAAAACACTAAAAAATATTTTGTATGAAAAAAGAGAAAAAATAAATCAATAAAAATTTCCATCGGTTTTCTTACACGAAATTATTTTGGACGATTTGAGAACCCCTCGAGAACCTTCATGAAGATATTCATTTTAATGTATTTAGTTAATTTATTATGTGTTATAAATATATAGATGTTTTCATTGTTATCTTCAAGTAAAAGACCGAGAGAGGTAATAGATTTAACTGGTTCAGAAAGTAGTAAAATATATAAATTTGATGATGGTTCAGAGTATAAAGGAGATTTTGAAAATAACATGCCAAACGGAAAGGGTAAGATGACATATGCTAATCGCAATGTATACGAAGGAGATTGGAAAGATGGCAAGCCAAACGGAAAGGGTAAGATGACATATGCTAATGGTGTTATATATGAAGGAGATTGGAAAGATGACAAGATACACGGAAAGGGTAAGCATACATTTCCTGATGGCACTGTATATGAAGGAGATTACAAAGATGATAAGCCAAACGGAAAGGGTAAGATGACACATGCTAGTGGCCAAGTATACGAAGGAGATTGGAAAGATGGCAAGCCAAACGGAAAGAGTAAGATGACAGATACTAATGGCAATGTATATGAAGGAGATTACAAAGATGGCAAAACCGTAAAGGGTAAGACGACATATGCTGATGGCACTGTATATGAAGGAGATTTCAAAGATGGCAAGCCAAACGGAAAGGGTAAATATACATTTCCTGATGGCACTGTATATGAAGGAGATTTCAAAGATGGCAAGAGACATGGAAAAGGTAAGATGACATATAAGAATGGTAATGTACATGAAGGAGATTTCAAAGACGACAAGAGGAATGGAAAGGGTAAGTATACATTTGCTAATGGCGATGTATATGAAGGAGATTTCAAAGATGGCAAAACCGTAAAGGGTAAGATGACATATGCTAATCGCACTGTATATGAAGGAGATTGGAAAGATGGCAAGCCAAACGGAAAGGGTAAGCAGACAGATACTAATGGCAATGTATATGAAGGAGATTTCAAAGATGGCAAAACCGTAAAGGGTAAGATGACATATTCTGATGGTAGAACTGAAGAAGTATCTATTCAAAATGGAGAAATTTCTTTTCCATCTTCCAGTTCTAGTTCCAGCTCTAGTTCTAGTTCCAGACCATATCTAAAAAAAGGATATGCTTATGAGCCAATACAAGATGAACCAACCATAACATCAGATACACCAAGAAGTAGAAGAGTAAAAGACCGGGCTGACAGAGCTGAGGAAGCAGAAATCCAAGAAGCAATAAAATTAGTAGAAATAAATGAAGCAGCTGAAGCATTAATTAGTTTATCCCGAACAACTAAAGGTGGTAAGCGTAAGACTCGTCGTATGAGGAAATCAAAGAAAACTAATAAGCATTCTAATAAGAATAAACACATAAAGACACGTCGTAAGAGTCGTAAATAAACATATATTCGAAATATCATTATTTACTATCAACCGGTTCTCAACAGGTTCTCAAAACACTAAAAAATATTTTGTATGAAAAAAGAGAAAAAATAAATCAATAAAAATTTCCATTGGTTTTCTTACACGAAATTATTTTGGACGATTTGAGAACCTTTCGAGAACCTGACACTCGATTATTTAGAATTATATATATGTTTGATGTATTTACCAAATTTCGAGTATAGAATTAGCACACATAATCCAATGGGTAAAAACAATGGGTCCTTATAGTTTAGATAAATCCAAACAGACACGAACAATACAGGGAAAATGTGAAGACGGGGAATCATAGTATAGCAGTCGGATGTTCTAAAGTATATCCAAAACGCCCCACACACAACCGCAATCCATATTTTCACATCGTATGACAAATATTTGTCTAATAGCATTTGTATACACTATATTTATAAATTATTCATATAAAGCTTATTCTTCATATGAATATAATGAATTTATGTATGATTATTTTCAAATTATTTTGTTTGATGATGTACGCAAATGGGTTTATATTGAAGTCATCTAAGGTGGTGCGTAATATGGCATTGTATGATGACAAAGTTCCTTCGGCGTGGAAAATAGTAAGTATTCCTCTCAAAGAACAAGCACGAAGATGGTTTATAACGAGAGCGGTAATAAAGGGAATTGATTGGGATAAATTGACGGATTATTACAAAGTTCCAACAAATTTTGCTGAACTCCAAGAATGGAAATCAAAGATGGAAAATTTATCTGTTGTATATCCCGCGTATTTCTTACAGCCATTTCATGGATATGATGAAGGAAATATGAATTGGTTGGCCGCACAGGAAAATGAGGCGGCATCATTGTCCATGTGTGCGAATTACTGGAAAGGTGTTTGTGCGGCGGATTCTGAAAGGTGGGTGCGATATAATGTTACATCGAATATAAACTCATATTTGGGTAATGAAGATAATTTGATAGACAGTATTTTAGATGTGGGATGTTCAGGTGGTATTTCGACGGAATATTTGAAGCGTGGTTTTCCGCGTGTATCCAACATATATGGTTTGGATTTAAGTCCTTATTTTATTTCTGTGGGAGCTTTTCGTTCTAAACAACAAAACACAAACATTCAGTATGTTCACGCAAATGCTGAACAAACGCCTTTTAGCAGAGAGAGTTTTGATTTGATTGTATGTAATTTTTTATTCCACGAAGTGCCACAAAACGCAACACATAAAATATTGGATGAAATGATGAGATTATTGCGTCCGAATGGTGTATTGGCGGTAGTAGATATTGACCCTGAAAATATGAAGAATGATGCTTTGTTGAGTCAATTCCGCAGATGGGCGTTTGAAGTTACAGAGCCACATATATATGGTTATTATGATTCCAATATGACAAAATATTTAGAGGACCACGGATTTGAAAATGTTGTGAAGAAAACGAACGATCCGATTAACGCAATATGGTTGGGAAGAAAGCAAGAAGTAACTCAAACATATAATGATAGTTATGTATATTACGCGGCTGTGTAATATTTTTCGTATACGAATATAAATATTTATCCGACAACATCTATATAATATGTATTTCAAATTCAAAGACAAACATTCATATGAAGATAGAAAAGATGAGGCAAACAGAATATTGAATAAATATCCAGAGCGTATTCCTATAATATGTGAGAAAAATGATAAGAATAATTTAAATGTTCCAGAATTGGATAAAACGAAATATTTAGTTCCATTTGATTTAACGGTTGGACAATTTATGTTTGTATTAAGAAAACGTATGAAGTTGCCCTCAGAACAGGCAATTTTTTTGTTTGTAAACGGGACTATTCCGAGTTCCAGTGCCTTAGTAAACGAATTGTATCATCAACATAAAGATTTAGATGGATTTTTATATGTGAGTTATTCGGGTGAAAATACATTTGGAAATGAATAATAAATATTTCATACATATTTATTATTTGATGTTTGCTTATTTATTTTCCCATTTTCAAGGATTCGCGGACCTTCATGAGAATATGGTCTGTTTGAGGTTCTTCTTTTGGAATCATTTTCATCAATTTAGCGTCTTTGGTCAATAATAATATTTCTTTAAGAACCACATTTTGAGAAAACTTGGCAAATACGGCTTTTTCACGTTCTTCCATATTTCTTCCGCCGTAGAAATCGGGGTCGATTTTGACATTGGTGGGTCTCAATAAAACGGATTTCTTTTTGCCAGTCTTGGAGCCGGCAATGATAGCCATTTCCACGTCTTTGTTGATTTTTTCGTCTCCACCATCCAAAGAAAACACGTCGTAAAATTTAGGATTGGTTTTCTTGAATTTAGAAGCTTGGTAATAATGTTCGACTGTGTGCCATTTTTTACCGTCTAATTCGAATGGTGAGCCCCAGTAATCATCGAGCATTTTACGCCAATCTTTGTGTTTCTTCAAGTTCAATTCTCTAAATACAGGGACTTTTTCGGGTTTTATTTTTTCACCGTTTCCTTTGCCTGCTTTTGGTGTGGCGGCGGATTTATTATAGAATGAGAATATTACATCGTCATCATACAAATTGCTTAGATGGTCATCATCGTCGTCTTTGTTTTGAGAGCCGAGGTCGGGGTCAATGCCCATTTTGGATTTGAGGTTGCGGAAATCGGGAATATTGTAATAAGGTCCTGCGTTTTTCTCCATACATTTGATAATAATGAGCATTTTGACGTCATATGGAATTTCTGAGAATTTGAATGTGTATTTATTTTTGTATGAGATTAATCTGTAGTGGTTTTTCTCGTGGCTAACAAACACATAGAAATCAGGGTTAGATGTATTGAATTCTTCGTCGTTTTGTTGACCGCATTTCAAAACAGAGTTGAGGTCATTTTCATTGAATTCACTTTCTGAGAAGATTACGAATTTAATATTGAGAGATTTTTCCAAAGTGGATATGGCCCAAGTATCTGCCCAAAATTTGGTGGTTTTGATGATTCCACGGAAGTCTTCCAAATTATCAACATTTTCCATAAACCCGAATTCATCCAACAAGTCTTCATTGTTTCGTAATTCTTCTTGACATTTCTTGTAGTTATCTACGATTTTATCTGCGTCTTCTTTAATTTGTTCGCGTTGTTCTTTTGAAGTCGCTTTTTCCATACGCTTTTTCAGGTCTTTATTATCGACTTTCATTTGTTCTATTTCTTTTTTCAAACTGGTTTTTTCCACCATAGCTCCAACATAAATATTTCTGTATTGTTCAAACACTTCATCTGTGGCTTCATTTGACAATAATGTGCGTAATTTTTCGATATTGGTTTTGTATCCAATTTGTAAATAGGCCATTCTGAGGGCATCGAAGAAACAGTCGCCGTTTGCAATGGTGTCGACAATGTCATAATTATTGTTTTTCATAAATTTCTCGATGTATGTGGTTTTAGAAGAGTCTTTGAAGTCTTTTTTCATATTTTTAGCGTCTTGTTGAGTTTCTTCTAAAATCATTGCCGGCGGTTTGATAGTTTTGTCTATTTCAAAAATGCCTTCTTTGAGAACCTTATTGGATTTTTCCATTTCTTTCGATTTATCGATTTTATCGGAGTCTATACGGAACATATCATCATCGTCACTATCACTGTCATTATCATTTTCTTCTTTCTCGGGGCGACTTTTTTCATAGTCGCGTTCGATGTCAGTAATGTGTGTAGGTTTAATATCCACCGATAGACTGTTGAAGAATTCATAATCGGCAAAACTATACAATATGATATCTCCCAATCGATTGAGGTCTAATACACCATCATCGTCCAAGAATGTTTTTTGGCGGGCTTTTGTGTCTCGTTGTTCACCTTCATATTCAAAAGCACCGATTTGTTTAAACACACGTTTATCGTGTATGAGGTATACGGGTAAATAATAATGATTTTTCTTAGATATCAACACACGTTCTTTTCCAACAGCTATTAAATAAAGTTTATCGTATATTTCGGCTTTATATAATTGTGTTTCATATTCCATATCTTCGTCTTCTAATTGTTTGTTTTCATCATAATGGATATTTCTATTTACCGTCATCAATATATATAATATAAGCAAATTAATTTTATATATATTCGCACATAGTTCTATATTTAAAAATAGCTCGTGTAGGAAGACCGGCCTTTTCTCTCATTTTATATTCTCCGATTGCCTTTAGTTCATCGGTTACTTTGACGAATTCTTCTAATGGTTTCAAACACTCAATATATTCTTTATTCATTAATAAAAAGATATTTTCGGTGATTTCTTCCACTACACCACCTAGAATGCTAATATCGTATTTTTTTTTCACAAGTGATATTAATGTATCGATAATCTCAACATATTTTGGCTTACTAATTAATTCTTGTTTCGCTAAGTTCATGAGAAATATTGCGTTGGATTTACGAATATCATTTTTCTTATTATAGTCGCAGAATTGGTCGTAGTCTTTTTCTTGGTCAACGTATTTGATTGATTCAGTGCTACCAATGTAGTTTCTAATGTATTTAGCAACTTTTTCGTTATATAGTTCTTCCTTTGAAATATTGGCGACTAAACATTTATGTAATTTGGAGTAGATTTCCGAAAAGAATTGGTTATTGCCGGATATTTCAAATAAGATGGACATTATTTTGTCGTATTTTTCTTGGTCTTCTTTGTATGATTCTAATGCGTCGATGATTTTTTGACAGTTAATATCAAAGTTCGTGCTGGATAGTTTATTCATAAGGGAACGAATGGAGCTCACACATTCGTCAAATTCAGATTTCTTTTCCTTGGGTGGAAATGATAGTGATGGTGAAGCGTGTTTGTCTTTGAGCCAATTATCTGAATGTGTATCTTTTCGTTTTTTATGACGATGTTTTTCAAATACATTATGATTATGATGTGTTTGAGTCGTTGATTGTGTGGATGGCTGTTTGGATTCCAATAACGTATTCAACTCATTAATCAATCGAATTGTGTTTTCAGGCAATTGGTATTCTTTCAATGTATCACTAAATAATACATTTTCATAATCTTTCAAACTATATACCAAAGTCGCCATTTAAATATATTATACACTTTTATATTTATACTTTTTAAGAATAAAATATTTATTTAAAAACGAGTTAAATGATTTAAACCATTATAGTGTATATCATTTTATGGAATTCACTGATGAAAGTGGATTAAAGAATGAAAATAATGAAACAGATATATCTTATAATACTTGGGATTCTATGGATTTGAAAGAGGATTTACTGCGTGGTATATATGCGAATGGTTTTGAAAAGCCGAGTTATATACAGAGTCAATCCATTCCTATAATAATCTCTGGTAAAGACACGATTGCCCAAGCACAATCTGGTATGGGTAAAACGGGTGCTTTTTCAATAAGCACATTACAAAAAATAAATACAGAAGAAAAGAAGACACAAGCATTATTGTTAGCTCCTACACACGAATTGGCGAAGCAAACATACAATGTGTTATTGAAGTTGGGTTCATATATGTCTGATTTGAGTATAAAACTATTAATAGGTGGCACATCGATTAAAGATGATATTTATAGTATTCAACAAACGCCACCACATATTGTTGTAGGATGTAGTGGTCGTGTGTATGATATGATTCGTCGTAAGACTTTGAAGACTCGTGATTTGAAGTTGTTTATTTTGGATGAGGCGGATGAAATGCTTTCGAAAGGTTTCAAAGACCAAATATACGATATATTTCAATATATGCCGAAACAAATACAGAGTGTAATCATAAGTGCCACACTTCCCAATGAAGTGTTGGATATAACCAAGAAGTTTATGGTAGAGCCGGAGAGAATATTGATGAAGGTTGAAAAGCTAAGTTTAGAGTGTATCACACAGTATTATGTGGCGATTCAGGATGATTATATGAAATATGATGTGCTCAAGGATTTGTATTCATCAATAACCATTTCACAGTCTATCATATATTGTAATAGTGTGAATCGTGTGATGAATTTGTATGATGCTATGGTCGACGAAGGATTTTCGGTGTGTTGTATTCATAGTTCAATGGACAAAGCGACTCGTGAATCAGAGTTTAAGAAGTTTCGCGACGGAGGTTACCGTGTGTTGATTTCGTCGGATATAACAGCTCGTGGTATTGATATCCAGCACGTAAGCACTGTGATTAATTTCGATATTCCTAAGTCACCATACACATATTTACATCGTATTGGACGAAGTGGTCGATGGGGTAGAAAGGGTATGGCAATTAATTTCATTACACGTCGCGATTTGAATACAATGCGAAAATTGGAGAACTTTTACAAAGTGAATATAGTAGAATTACCTGAAAATTTCGCTGATGTGTAAGTGAGACAATACATAAATATTATGTGTGTGATTCATACATAATATTTTGATTATTGAATGCGTATTGATAAAGAAAGACAAGTGTTCTTATAAAGTATAATAATGGCATCATTCATGAATATGTTAATGGGTGTTTCCAGTTCCCCAGATAAACCACCAACAAAAGAGACGAATTTTAAATTGCCTATTGAATATTTAGATGAATCAGACATATGTCATTTGAGTGAGTCTGTGGTAGAGGATTTAGAGATGATTCCTCGGTCCAAAGGTGAAGAAACAGAAACTACGTCATCGATGTATGAATATTTAGTGACACCTGAACATGAGTTTGCTGATAATATGATACCTAAGCTTTCCAAATATTTCACACACAATACTTGTTTCTTGAAAGAAAGTCAGGATATTTTGCGTGAAATTCCGGCGTATAAAAAGCAGATGGGTGAGCTTAAAAAGGACTATGATTTGTCTTATTGTGAAATAATGGATATTTGGAAGGCAGTTAAAGAGGACCGAAATTTCATGGAGCGATATAGTTTCATTGAATTCACACCTTTGAAATTCTTGAATAAGATGCCTACATTTTTACAGGGTATTTCAGTGATTAATATGTCGTCGCCGGTTTTCAGTTTTATATTGCCATTTTTCTTTTTTTTATTGCCGTTTATTATTTTGAAAATTCAGAAAATACCGATAACATTTTCGATTTATTTCGAGGTTCTCAAAGATGTAGCTAAACATCATTTTATTGGAAAGGCATTGAATAATATGTCGAATATGAATGGTCAGAACCTATTATATTTATTTATGATATGTGGATTGTATGTTTATAGTTTGTATAACAATTATTTGTCTTGTGTTCGCTTTTACAAGAATATCAATAATGTGAACAAGTATTTGACACAACTTCAGGACTATTGTAAATATACACTTTTGAGTATGGAAGAATTTTCGTGTTTGATAAAAGACAAATCAACTTATTCAAAATTCCATCTAAATCTCCTACAACATCGCGAGAACCTACAATCGATGTATGAAACTATCCAACACATTC